GACCAACTAAAAAATCAAAAACAGTAACACTAGGATAATAACTAAATGAATTCCATAACTGAAGATCGTCGAGATCTTGATGTTCCATCTGTCTTTGATACAAAGTATTGCCGCTTCCTCTTTGAACAAAAGCAGAGATAGGAAGTCTCCAATAGATCGCACCGTTGCTAAGTAAACAATGAAACAACGTTGCACGCCCGCTAATACTCCCCAAAGCAAATACCACGCAGTCTTCAGTTTCTCCTTGATGTTCGCGTAAGTCATATAAATATTCTCTCCTTATCTTACAATAAATTGGTGGTATATTTGCATTTAAATATGCCATAATCAATCATAAATATCTCCCCATGTTTCACCGCTTTCGTAATCTACTTTGTTAGGGATTGCCAAAGTAACGGCACCTTCCATTATTTCAACAATCTTTTTTGCATGATTGTCGTCTTTAACAGAAATATCTAATTCGTCATGGATTTGTATATGTGGAATAATTCCTTCTTTGTATAAATCCAACATTGCTTTCTTAGTCATATCAGCTGCTGATCCTTGAATCAATTTATTTAAAGCTTTGTAAGTCATTGCTCTTCTAATTCTACCACGTCCATAAGTTCTTTCAGCTTCTTCAAATGACATTGCAGTATGCATACCAAATGTTGCTGGTTCCCATTTATTAAATCTACAACGTCTACCTAGTAATGTTCCAATTGATCCTGATGTTTGTGCAAATTGAGATGTCTTATTCATTAATTCTTTTACGAATGGAACGTTATTATGATATTGATTAAATAATACTTCTGCTTCTTCTTTTGTATTTAATCCAAGTTCAGCTTGTAATTTTGCTTTTCCCATTCCATAAAACAATCCAAGATTAATTGTTTTAGCTTGATCTCTTGATATTCCTGCCATATCCGCAACAGTTTTATGGAAGTCTACAGAGTTATTTTTAAATTCTTCTACTATTTTTGTAACTGATTCATCAAAACAAATTGGTTCTGTTGTTGCTGCATAATGCACAACAAGTCTTGGTTCTTGCTGTGAATAGTCAAAACATCCCCACTTATGATCTACTTCTGGTAAGAATAAAGATCTAATCATAGGTCCTAGTTCCTTGTTTCTCGCCGGGATCTGCTGGAGATTAGGATTAGCATAAGAAAATCTACCTGTTACAGTTCCACCTTGATCAGATCTAATTGGATTGATGTCAGCATGTATTCTTCCATTATGCGTAAACTTTAAAATTGTATCTATAAAAGTTGTATGAGCTTTATTAATTTCTCTTGCTTTAGCAATCATTTGAACTATAGGGTGTTTATGTTCCTGTAAAAAATTTTTAGTAAAGGATGGTGCAGATGATTTTTCGGTTCTTTCATAGTGTAGGCCAAGCTTATCAAAAACTGTTGCAATGCTTCTTGCTGCCCAAATCTGTGGTTCTATCCCTGTTTCTTGTTTTACTTTTAATAACAATTCATGCTCTTGTTTTGTTAGCTGTTGTTTCAATTTGTGTGCTTGGTCTATATCAATTCTTACTCCTTTGAATTTCATATCAATAAGACATGGAAACAATTGTGTCTCAAGATCAAATACATTTTGTAAACTTTGTTTTTGTATTTCACGTGATAAAACTTTAAATAGTTCTAATGTTAATTTTGCATCTTTTTCTGCATAATTACCTACATACATTGCAGGAAGTTTATACATTTCAGATTTAGGATCTATTCCCCAGGACTGCGCTGCTTCTGTTAAAGCTTTTTCATCTTTAACTTCTCCTAAAAATTCAAATGAAATACTATTTAATGTATAAGCTAATCTATTTTCATCAATTAATGAGGCCATAACCATTGTATCTACAATGTGTCCATTGATTTGAACTCCCGCCGCTCGAAGCCAGCACACGTCATACATTGCATTGTGAAATATTTTTACATTATCATTTGCACAAATTTGTTTAACCCAACTTAAAACTTTATCTTTGTCTAAATTACCACCACCTTCATGAGCAATCGGATAGTATGCGGACCATCCTTCAACAGCTACAGCAATACCAACAATATTACCATTACCTATAACTGCACCAGATCCTCTTGATTTAAGATCAGGATCTTTAGTTTCTAAATCTATTGCAATATATTTATATCCTTTTAAATCAGGATAATTTTCTGGACAAATCCATTCTTTCTGAGCTTCAAACATTTATGCTAATACCATAATTAAAAAACAATATACACACAACACTGTGAATAAACCTAAATCAAACACTGCCATTTTCTTTCCTCTCATTTGTTATAATCTCTTTCTACAATCATCTGTATGTAATGAATTGCTTTTTCTAAATCTTGCTTACCACCTTTGTCTTGATGCCTGCAAATATATTTAATTGCATTACCTTCCGCGAATAGTATCTTATTTTCATTTATAAATCTAGAAGGCTGTATTTTATATTTTTTATAATGTGAACCTCCTACTTGTCTAAAAAATGTTTTGTTGCTCATAGTATTGGATCTCCTGGTATATAGTTATAATAATCATCTATATCGGGTTGCATGATATAAAGATTTTCTTTTGCTCTTGTTACACCCACAAAAAACAATCTGTGTTCTGGATCAGGATTTCTTAATGCTGCGTCATGTATAATCTTTTCCATTCCTGTATATAAGACTACATTTTCGCATTCTTCACCTTTGACACCATGTATTGTGGATACTTTAATTCTTGCAGGTTTAAATAAATCATCACCACTATTTAATAATGATTTAATATATAATTTTGTATCTTCTTTAAAATTTAATTGCTCCCAGCTCCCCGTCACTCGTAACCCGTGATTAAGCATAAGATCATCAATATCTACATAATCTACAGCATCTAATGACTTGCCACTAGCAAATCCATAATCAACATGTTTCATATTAAAATTTAAAACTTTATAAACTGCTTTAGCTTCTTCAGCGCCAACAGTTGCACCTTCATTTAATCTATTCCATACTTGATATGCTTCCAATAATTCTTTAGATAAAACTGTATTCGTTTTACTATCAAATCTTAAATTTAAAGTAGTTAAATGAGCTTTAATTGGATTTAACATTTGATTAGTTCTAGCTATAATCATCCATTCTCCTTTACTAAAATCTAAATCATCTAATCTTTGATCTTCAAAAATTTGTCCTTCCGCATCTCTTGGAAGCCAACTCTTAATCATTCTATTATCTACATGTTGTAATATATCTAATGCTTTTCTATGAATAACACGTGGACATCTTCTTGATTCAACTCTTGCGTCCACTTCACCTTTTAAATTTATAAATATATTTGGATCAGCACCTTGAAACGTATAAATCGTTTGATCGTCATCCCCTGCAACGTATGATCGATCACATCGAGATTCAATGTAACTGAACATTTCCCATTGCAGAGGATTCAGATCCTGTGCTTCATCCAAAAAGACAACGCTGAGTGGAGGGCATTTGTCTTTCTCAATGAACTGTTTAATCATATCGGAATACTCAATCATCCCTGTTTGTTTTTTATATGATTTTAAATCGGCATCAATTTGTTCTGTTAACCAAATATCTATTGTTTGATGTTTATCTAATTCTATTGCAGCTTCCATAATAGATATTTTTTTACATCTTGAATATTCAATAACTTTCATATGATCATTTTTATATGTAATTGCTTCTGTGTAAGGATCAAAATAAGAATCAAAAGATAAATCTTTACATATTTGTGAAAAATTTTTGAAAGCATTCCATTTTTCATCTTTAAGTAATTGTGTATTAGTATCTATATTTAGTTGTCTTGTTCCTAAAGAGTGCATAGTGCATATGTATGGAAAGTCTTTTATCTGTGGAAATGCAGGTAATATTCTTTTTCTTGCTTCATTAGTTGCTGCATTACTAAATGTTAAATAAGCAATTTTATCTGCAGAAATTTTATTAACTTCAATTTCTTTTTTTAAATAATTATTTATTAAATGATATGTTTTACCTGTTCCTGGAGGACCTGGAATAATTATTCTTTTCATTTAAATGCAGGTTCCTTCATTGTAGTTTCTGTAATAACCGGTTTGTCAACATTAACTGTTTCCAATCTCCATACTCTCATAGATTTTTTATCTAATTTTAAAACCTCTTCCTTTGCTTTAAAAAATGTTTCTAACATTCTTTGTGTTTTCGCTTTTGGTATATCCCATGATTTACTTCTTTTTAAAAAACTATTAAAACTTTGATATTTAAAATAACTATGACCATTTTCTGTAAATGGAATACCTCTTTTAACATCATCCATAACTTTACCTGTTGCTCTATTTAAAAAATCACCAAGTAATTCTTTTAATTGATATTCAAGTCTAGCTGTTTGTGGAACATCTAATGTTTTAAATGTTTCTTTATTAGACATAATTTTATTTAATACTTTTCTCCAAACAACTTTACCTACCGGAAGTAATACTTGACCAAGTTGATCCATAACTTCTACAGAAAATTTTTCAAATTCATGTAAAGTTAATTTATCTACTTCAACTGGTTTACCATCAAGATACACAATATAAATTGGTGGATGAGATGGATACTTTTCTATCCTCTCTATTTCTGGTGTTGGTACATTTTCACCAACACCAAATTTTCTTTTGACACAAATCTTTGATTCACAAAAACTTCTAATAGGTTCTTGCTTACATTTATAACGATAATCCTTATTTAATAATGATTTAATAACACCTTCTATTTCAGAATCCGTTAATGGTTCTTCCATGTATTTACCATTGTAAGTGCTTAATTTTGTTTTCCATGAATCTGGAAATCTCTTTCTTAAATAAACACCAACATTGAACATGGTATCATTTCTTTTACCTTTAGGAACTTTGTCAGATAACAGTGTAACTAAACAAGGAGGAGCTTCTAATAAATCTTCATCGTCTGTTGTTATAGGTTCTTTCCATTGTATTAAATCCTTTTCAGATAAAACTTTTTTATCATATAAATTAAAAAATTCTTCCAAAGTTAATGGTTGCGCATCATCTCCTAACGCACGTCTTACAGATTTATCACCACCATGATAAGGAACATTTAACCAACTACCAACTTGATTTTTATCTGCAAGTATGTAATCTTGTTTTGGAAATAATTCTTTACCAGCATGACCTAACATTGCTGCCATTGTTTTTAATTTTTCTCTAATTAAAGACGCTGGAACAAATTCTTTTGCAAATAAAAATATATGTGCACCACCTGATTTTGATTTAAAAACTATTAATGGTAAATTTTTATTTTTTATTTTTGTAATTAATTCTTTATGATCTAAATCATAAACATCGACGTCTAAACACCCCCATTTACATTTACTATCTTGTCTAATAGGTACAATTCCTAATGCTGGAAATTCTCCATTCAAATGTTTTTGCCATAACATATCTGTTACTGGCTTATGTACTGTTATTGATTCTGCTTCATTTTTTCCATCATCTCTAATTTCACCAGTCATCTTTGTCTGACCATAGGATGATTCTAGGCCAGCAAATACTTGCTTAAATCTTTCTAACATATCCACTCTCAATGTATTGGGGTGATATTTCTACCACCCCATTTAGTATTTACTTATTATTTGCTAAACTTTGATAGAACTGTTTTGCTCTTTCATAGATAGCTGCATCACTCACAGGACCAACTTTTGTAATGTTGTATCCATACCATTGATTTCCTTTACCGGAATTTAAAACGGTATTTAATTTGTATACGTGACTAAAT